TCTCATTTAAAAGTCCTCAATTTCGTCTAATAGTAATCGGCAACGATGTTCCATGAGATAATTCATAATCTTCATCTTATCGTTATTCAGTTTAGTATTTAGATACGCTTGGACGATGTTCTGAGAAACTTGTTCTGGAATGAAATCAAAGTCAACAAGTGTACTATTACGTTGCCAGTTGCGTCGTTCCTCATCATTACGACATGCAGTGAAACCATTGTCAATAAACTCTTGGAGTCGTTTAGCACTTACTGGCTTTTGTCGTTCTTCAACAAGAAAGATATCGTCCTTGCTAAGAATGTTCGGAATACCATCACCAGAGTCACCTTTGACAATGTGTTCAATTTTATACTCAATAATTTCTCGTTGAGTTGCAGTGACATACTTCTTCTGCATTGGTGACCACTGCTTCACAGTAGGATACAATTGCAGTTGCTTGAAGTCTTTATCAGATGATAGGATGAGAATCTTCTGTGGTTCCTCAACCAATCCTTTAATACATTGATTGTTATTCTGCAACCACTTAGTCATTACAGCGATAACATCATCTGCTTCTGCTTCTTCAACATGGATAACTCGATATGGAAAATGCATAGCCAGATCTTCACGCATCTCTGATAGAGTATCAAAGATTAGTTTCCAATCCAAGTCAGATGCTTCACGATTCTTCTTGCGTGATGCTTTGTAGTTAGGAAAGAAGTCACGTCTCCAGTACTTACGACCATCGCAACAGATAACCATCTCGCCATATTCTTTGGCATACTTTTTCTTGTATGACTTCAATGTGGAAAGAGTTACATGTCGAATCAGATTCTTTACCTCTGACTCAGTTCCCTTCAACTCACGCTGGAAGGTAAGGATGGATGCAAGTGCCACCTGACTATAATCAACTAATATCATATTAAAATGCTCCCAGCAAAATACATTCTTCATTCACACGACCATTCGGCACAGATGGCTTCGTAGTCAATTTCTTGAAAGCACCATTCAATGCTCTCTTACCCATAGACAATCCATTGAAGAATTCTTCTGGTTTGCGTAGTGTCATAGTCTTAGATTCGCTAACGCTAAATCCAAGAATCGTTGTACCCTTAACAGACAATGAACCAACGTCTGCTTTGTATACAGTAACCTTGCGGTACTTCGTATTGTATACCCACAACTCAGTGGCAGTAATAATGTCCACTGGATTACAAGACTTCAACTTCAACTCGGCAAATTCTTTAAGGTACTTCATCTTAGAAACTACCTTATTCGGATTCGTAGCCTTACGCTTACGTGGTGCACGAGATGCCTTAGCAGTCTGCACTTGTTGTTGGCAGTCTTGGATGATTGATTCCATAAACTGAATAAATTTCTTCAATTCTCGTTTAGAGAATTGCGAGTAACCCTCAACAAGTTGTTCGTCTTCACCAGCAAGTGCTTCGTTCAACTCATCCAGTGTACGCACATACATATCACCAATACGTTTAGCAATAGGTGCAGCAACACTGTTGGTCAACAGATAATTCTTGGTGGAGAAATCGCTTGTTTTGTTGACAACAAAGTCATCGATTGCGGCATCAATCTCAGCAGCGAGTTGATGTGCCTTTTCTTCCATGCGTTCTTGAATAGATGCAACAGGAACAATAACTGTTTTGTCTTCTTTAACCTTAGCAGGCAATTCTTCTTTAGACATGATAACTTTAACCATATTGTTAAGCGCATTCATGTGGTCGTCAGAAAGTATATTACCATTAGCGAGAAGACGACAAAGTGTACCAAGCTGGCGCACATCGTAGTCTTCTGCCTTATTGATAGCAAGAACTTCTTTTTTCTTGCCTTGTTTTGCGAAATACTCAATGGCATACTTGCGACGCAGTTTGTCGTCTGCGTTTAAAGTATACCATTGCAATGCTCTCGAAATTGATACATTGTAGTCATCTTGATCTAACATCGGCTCATCAGCTTTTCGGTTAAGAGAAGCATGAGCATTTGCTCTACGTTTTGCAGCTGTCGCCATAGGAATAATCCTCCAATTTATAATATATTATACCGCAAATCGCAATTAATGTCAAGCACTATTTTGTCACAGTCTCGTATAGGTCTACGAAGTCCTCGTGGTCTGCAACCTCTTGTGTAAGGTTTTGTTTATGGAAAGTTACTGCAATCTTCTTGATCGTTTTCTTCGGGATCTGGAACTGATCAGACATTTCCTTAACGATTTCCTTAATCAAGTCACGTTCTGCTTCTGTACGTGTCATTGATGCACTAATCTCTTGGATTGCTCCACGCAACTTCTTGCGATCTTCTTCTGATTGAATACTCATATTACCTCTTTGTTGTGATGGTTGTCTTAAAGACTCCACTGAGAACGACAGTGGCTAACCATGTCTCAAAGGTGTAGGGAATTGCAAGCAATGGGAACAAAGTATTCAATGACCAAACGATTGCAAATGGAGCAAGAACACATAATGCAATAACAAGAAGTACTACAAAAATATATGCTGCTGAATTATCAAATTTCATATTAAACTCCTACTGATGTCACGCTGTCCCAACGAAAACTACGCCACTCAGTCTTCTCTAAGTCGAAAACACGTAGTGCGGATCCAGCAGTCTGGCTACTGGTCGTTTCGGTTTTTGGTTGTTTGTCTTTGGGGATTTTCGCTTCTGAGAGGGTGCATAACATTGATCGTTCTGTACCATCTTTTTTGGTGAAGACGATGCGAATTCCTTGTTCATTAGTGCGCAAATTTTTGAGGACATGTTCTTGTAACTCTGTATCAGTTGCTAGGTTCATTTTCAAATCTCACTTTCATTTCATTAACAAATGGTAAAAAGAATTCTCTGAATTCTCGTTCAGTATAAAACATAGTAAACGAACTATCAATGATAGGTTTACCAGTTTCGCTTGCTAGGTGTCTCTTGAATGTAACTTCGATATTATCATACTCATGCTTCATAACTTTTACAGTTGTAAGCAATCCACCTTTGTATAACTCTGCTTCATAATTGAGACTCATACATATCCTTCTTGTGCTTAGGGTTTCGAATGTACTGAACCTTAGACTCCACAACTCTTTGACGATATTTTGGAGTATGTAAATCCTTTGCAATCGGATTTCTTCGTTTCAGTGTTTTCTTATTATACATGATAGTCTCTTGCAAAACAAATTTATTTTAAAATTACATTGTAGTTGAAAACGACTCTGGTAGATGTTGGCATTCTAACACAATGTTTTATTGATCCATCAAATAATACAAATCTTCCAGCCTTTGGTTCAACTTCTTTTCTAATACTTCCATCTTCATTTAATAATACTGTATTACCATCTACATCATTCACATAGTATAATATCACATGATGTTTATCATCAAGATCAACATGTGGTGCTGTCATTTTTGAGTTATGTGTAGGTAAAACTAAATTAGCACGTATCCTTATAATCTCATTTATTTCATAACCAGTAGATACAGAAAACAAATCTAACAAGGTTGATGGTATAGTGAAAAATTGAGATCGTGTAATTCTATTCTCTCCAGAACTTTCAAATGAATGTGATAGAGTTGGTATATCATCTACGATGCTAGTTGTTTTCGGTAGATAGTACCATGGAAACTGTTGTGATAGTACTGTATCACTAATACGTTTGATATGATCAATTTCCAACAAGTTATCGTAAATTTCTATCATTAAAATCTACTCAATACTTCTTTAGCTTCAGACATATCACCAAGATCATTATCAATACACTCACACAAAATCATCTTCATCAATGATTCGATGACAATTTGGTCTTCAGCAGACTTGGAACGACACATAGCGTCAAATTCCTCGAATGAGTCACATGCCCACATTTCATCCAACAGTTGGACATGTCGTTTAGAGATACCATTAATTGTAATCATGCTGCTTCCTTGTTAAAAATGTTAGACCATGTCATCAGCTTGTTCAGCTTCTCGTTCTTCGCAGTTATCAGTGCAGCTTCGCTAACTACACCATTCTCAATCAGCAACTCAATCATACACATCAAGTCACCTAGTTCTTCTTCCAAGTGTTCTCGATTGTTGATTCCAGTCACTGGGTGACTGTCTTCCATACCGAATCGGAATACCTTGCTAATTGCTTGGCTTACCTCAGCACATTCTTCTTGAGTGATCAACAGGATCTCACTGTCAATCGCATTCTTTTGTTTCATCATTGTAAATTTATTCATACTTTCTCCATAGCAGTCACACCTGAGTACATCACAACCAAACCGACAGTCGCCAGTGCCAAAACAGATAACAAAGATGCAGATGGATCTGCTTCAAGAGTACCTACAGCACCAAACACCATCAGAAAACCAATACCTAAACGAATTGAACCACGCATTATGCCACCTCTTTCACATTAAAATAACCATAAGGAAGACCCTGAGTAAAACAGAAATACTCAAAATCACCATTCGCACCTTCAGCGTCCATCAACCATGCAATCACACGGGCACGATTAGTGCTAGTATGCATAAGGTTAGTGACACGATCTTCAAAGTCAACAATGGCTTTAGCCTCAGCAGCTTTACGCTGAATGTACTCCTGCTCGATCACAGCACCAAGACTGGCAAACTCATTCTCAAAGTCTGCTTCAGTCCAGCTGGATGTGTCAATACCACGAGGACGAATGCCATAGGCATCTTTGTACATATCCCAGTACTGGCACTGCATCTGTTCCAACACAGACATTTCTTCCCAAGATTTAAAGTCACTCATTTCAGTCCTTTTTTCAACTTTCTTAGATATATTATACAGGAAATTGCAATTAAAGGCAACAAATTTATGCAATAAAAAACCCCTGTAAATTCAACAACTTACAGAGGTTAAAGACCCCACGACTAGTAGGGTTATTTCCAGTATTTCGAGTAGTCCATGGTGTCCCAGTAAGCAGTGTTGTTTCTGTTCCAGAAATTTTTTATGAGATACCAAGCCATACCGAAGTATCCCATGATCTGGAATCTTCTGCTGTCTTGTCCAAAGTAGTGATTCACTAATTTGAATTTTTTAACATCGTATTGCTTTGATAGGAAGAAGTCTTCGCTGGTTCCATACTTTTCAGAGAAGCCACCATACTCATCGAACTTATCTTTTCGTGTAAGCATAAAAGCACCAACTGCAAAAGGAACTCTATGTTGCATTAAGTTATTGACAAAATTAAACAGCATGAAACTTAGTTGTGCTCGTTTGTCTTTACCGTAACACTTTACATATAAGCCAATTAAATCAAGATTATTATACTCCAGCACATTCACGCAATCATGTATAACTGTATCTTGAAAAAATCGTACATCGCTATCTATAAACAAGATGTATGGAGTTGTTACAAGTTTTGCACCATTGTTCTTTGCTATTGAAACTGGACCACCATCAATAATCTCCACATTCAAGTCACCTTTCATTACTTGAATAACTTCCCGTGTGTTGTCAGTAGAACAATCTGCAATAATAATTCTAGTATTTCCTATTTCTTGCTGTCGTAGGTGCATTAACAAGTGAGCAATATAATTTTCCTCATTCTTA